GAGCCGATAGTCTGGAAGAGTTGCGTCCATACATCGCTGAAATTGCCGCCAGGAATGCTGCCGTCTCGCACTATGAGATCGTAGTCCACTAGCATGTCTATAGGTGATACCTTAATACGTTGGTCCTGAATGTTGAATTGGCGTTGAACTGAGTCGGGCCAATCACCTACTGACTTCACGTAAACATCTTGAGACATGAATTGCTGTGTATGATAAGCGAACATGTATCCGATGTCTTGCATTACTTGAAGGCCCACTATCTTGGCGATACGTTCGAGTCGGTTAACTGCACCTTGAGCTGTACCTTGAAACTCACGTGCTGAGAGTCGTTCAGGTCCGCCTTTACGTAAGTTGCCCATAACAGCATTATCAGTGCCAGTCATTGTCTGCATGTACTCGACGATGAAAGCAACATCTTGTAGGTTCGTGCGAGTGATGTCGGTGACAGCGAGTTGTTTAACGGCATTTTCAACACCACGGCCCCAGGCAGGACGACGTAAGCGTACAAGGCCACCTGGTTCTGGATCACGTAAATCTTCGATGTTGAGGAGATAAGGATCAACAATGAGTACATCGTTGATTGCTTTGCGGACGTTCGCTATGTGTGAATTGAAGAGCCAGTCGATTACTGTTTGCATGCCGCCGAGTATTTCGAGGCGTGAGTATGCTACTGGCGAGTAGCCATCGAAATCAGGAGCGCATATACCAACTGGAAACATGTCGTGATCGAGGTCGAGAGGATTTGCACGTATAATGATAGCGTCATTAGCAACAGTAAAAAGCCACTTCTCAGGAATGTCTGACGGACCCAGCTTCCACAAACTAGGAATAAGTTTAACGTACACATGAAACTGATCGACAGGTAACGAAATGTTGCGGTCGAAAGAGGTAGCGTCTCCACGCAGTGAGCGAGTGCGAGAAGTGCGTGAATCAGTGCCCAGAATACCACTAGACTTATTAGCAGTATGGCGTAAATAACGGACATTAAACAGTGTAGGATCATCTTGCTCCTCACTAAGTAAGTCCATGTAGTTGGAACGATCTAGCCAGCCTACATACTCACCCTTCTGTACGTCGTGAATGGAGTAGTTTGGATCAGGTAGATAGTTGTAGGGGTCGATATTGGTGACAGCATTGCCCTCAAAGATGATTACGTTCTCGCGTAGGCCGCGTACTGAGTTAGTTTCTGTGAAGTTACCATCACCATCGTAGAATCCTGCAGCTTCACGTGTGCGCTTCTTGCCATAGCGTGTAAGCCAGTATGGAGCAACTGCACCGAATCCGTATGCACATGCGTCACGAAACATAGTATGGAGGTTGAGTGCTACTTTGTTACGGGCACACTGTAAGTCAATTACCTTCTCCATTAGGATAGCACCTGCTACGTCCTCAGGTGAAGCACCTTCGTAGCGGAACATTGGATTAGGAAAGAATGCAGCTACAAGATATGATACTAATGTTTCGAGTATGGCGTAACTGTAGGGGAATACTATGCTAACGGGCTTGCGTTGGTCTTTCTTCTTAAGTAACATTTCCTTATCAGATAAAGAGATGTATGCTGTGAGTGTCTTGTTTATCTCATCCCATGCAGGACGACGTGAGGACTGAACCTTAGCTGCTTCCCACCCGTAGCGAAGTAAGCGTGAGAGCAAGCGTTGATGTAGTTCTTCGCCTGGCTTGAGGTTCATACCTTCAGGGTAAGCGTACTTGTAATCATACTTCTCTACGTTACCCATGTCTATTAAGCTGTCTGGATTCGTTATACTATAAGGCATAATTAATTACTCATCTGTGAGTGCGCGTCTGCGTGTAAGGATGGATTAAAGGGACACATCCCAGCGTCTGCAATAAAGCTGGTAATATGCTGCTGAATTGCTACAAAGGCGTCATACATTTCCTTGAATGGAATCTCGTGACGAGTATGAGCCCACATAGAAACAGCACCATCTGAAAACACGTCAAACTCCAGTGCAAGAACAGGGCGGCCTTTGGTCGTGTATTGTACGCTACGCTGTCGATTAGTAAATTCTTTACCCATTTAAACTAGTCTCCAATCGTCATCTAGTGGTGGATCATACTCTAGTGACGAGAACTCATTCTCTAGTTCGTTAGGATCGTAGTCTGGTGCTGTGAAGTAGCGCCCACCGAGTTCGAGTAACTCGATGATGTAAGCTGTGGCATCAGCAACGTCCACGAGGCCACTGCGAGGAAACGAAAGTAGCTGAGCTTCCAGTTTAGCACAGTTGCTTTTGTTGTGGTAGATATATCCTTGTCGGTAGTACGGTGAAAGTGAACCGATGCGCTTAATCTTACCTTTCTCACCATCAGGAGCGCCGCCTCTAGCTTTAAGCCATATAGGTTCGAAGGAATCGCTAGGACCGCGGCGTAACATTTCGTTGGTGATTGGTTGCTTGATGAATTCCTCAAGTCCAGTTACCTCAATACCAATGGCGTGAGCGTTAAGGCGACGACGCATTGCGAACATTTCTTCGTACAAATCGTTGGGGAAGAATTTACCGCTGACAATATCGCGGATGTAGATGGCGTTTGTTGTGTAGTCAATGCCAATACCTACAATAGCGCTGTCGGCTGAGTGCATATTGGCAGTTTTGGCTGGATCAACTATGATTACGTTCTCGAGGTGGCGATTGTCGAGTTCTCGTTCCTCGTAGTATTTAAAGTAATCCTGGCGAAATGTAGCATCTTCCCTAGAAATCGGAAGATTTCTGTATTCCATGTAGAACACGTCAAGCATTCCTTTGGAGCGGTGAGATTCTACTTCACGCTTAAGTTCTTCGGTGCTGATTAGGTGTGGTGCGAGTGATTCATACTCATCATTGCATAAGTCAAGGCGCATTGAGTGCCATTCAGGGCTTGTGAGAAGTTCTTGTAAGAGTGAGTCGTAGTGTTTGAGAGTGTCAATGTAGATAACACGCCACTTGTCTGAGTAGCGATCTACACACTTGAGTAAGTCAGAGTTGAACCACTCTTTAAGTTTTCGGCGATTTTCAGGGTTCTCAAGTTCTTCCTTCTTTTCGAGATCGTCAACTATTATTAGTTGAGGGCGATAGTTCTTATATAGTAGTCCTCGAACTTGCTGACCAGCGCCGCGTGGCATGACCAGTGTGGAACCAAACGCAACCCACGACTGTTTGCTAAAGGATTCATCCAGTTCGGGATCATCTGCGTTAATTTGTACGTTACCGAATATTCGCCTGATTTCACGGTTAGTAACAAGCTCACGCTTTATGTTCTCCGTTTGCATAGTGGCGATAGTTTCACTGTTAGAGACGTAGATGACAAATTCGTACTCGCGGAATAGGATTGACTTTTCTACTAACGCGCGGGCCAGGGAAGTTTTGCCTAAGCCACGAGGAGCAGCTATACAGATACGCTGATGCGGCGAGTCTATGGCATCAAGGATACTTTTGTGCAGTGTGGACCAGGGTGTGTTGAATGCTTCTGGCAATAAAGTTTTGCCAAATACGCCAATACTCTGGTAGCACATTGCTAGTATGTCTGTAAGGTCAGGCGTAAGTGTCGCTAATGCCATGAGTGAGTCCGTTCGTTATGGTTAGAATTTAACCGAACTCATTGCAACTTTACTTACGAGCCGGTCGGTCGCCCTCGACCGAGCTTACATTTAATAGTTTACGCATCGTCAGATGCGATTAGGCCTGCTTCATTAGCTGAGGCTAAAGCCCTCATCTTGATCGCTTCGATATCGTCGCGTGTGAGATGAGTGTTGACTGAGGCAATCTTTTTAACTTCACCAAATCCTGCTCGTCCAAGGTGCACTGATGCGTACTTAGCACGAATAGCGATAGGAGCCTCAACCTCTCCACTAATAACCTCTTCAAGTAACTTAAGAGCGACTGGGGCGAATTCGTTTATGCGCGCACCGATGTCGATAGCTTCAGCATCGAGTGCTTGACGCAGCTGATCTAACTTGCCCTTGGCGATAGGCGAGTTACGGACGTTCGAAACTGTCTGTGCTGTCACACCGCAGGCTTGGGCGATATGCTCATTTGAATGGCCTAACGCAACCATACGTAGCATTTGTTCGTGATTCTGCCAGAGTGATTTAACTTCGTAATTGCGCTTCTCGACAAAACGCTTGTCATATAAGTACTTAGGTTCGTCCATGAACTAATCCTTTCTTATGTAAGGAGTTAAGCGCTTTATACGCCTCTTAGATTTTCGTGGCTTAGAATCTCTATAAGCTTGCATGCATTGCCTGCATTGCCTATAGCCACCCCAAGCATATGTATTTTCTTCTGTAAATTCGTGACCTCGTATACAGTGCGTTTTATGAGAACGACCTAAACCTCTTTTAAGACGCTCTGGGTGACTAGCGAAATGTTCTGAGTGCGTTATCTGCTTTAAGTGCCTAGGATTGCAGCACAGTCTGTTCTTGCACTCATGATGTATTACTTTGCCAATATCTATTGGTCCCACGAATATCCAATACGCAAACCTATGAGCCGTTATGCTCTTATTACAAAACCAGAAAACTCCGTAGCCAAGTCTAGTATTACCCATCCAATTCCAGCAATCATCATCACTCTCTATGATATCTACTTTATCTACGAAGCGTAATAAAGAGTTAGTAAAATATAGCTCACTACTTTTGTACTTTCTCATTATTGCTAACCTCTCAAGTTAGCTCTCATTATATTAGTGTAGAAGGGCAGTGAGAAGCTGCCCGTTCGGTGATCAGCCTATCTACACTACTTGCGAGTGGTTTTGGCCACTCAACAAGCCCACATTCTATAATCAAGTATAACACATCCCAGTCTAAGAGTCAAGGGCTTCGTAGAGATTTTCACTTAAAAAGGATAGTTTCGGTAAATTTACATTTGAGCCTGTGCTGACCACAGCAGCTTAAGTCACTCGAAATTTGTAAGTAACTTGACTTTTTAACCAGAGTGTGTTATAATTACGTTTAGAAAGGAGGGGTGATAATTACTTATGAAGAAAAAAGTTGCCACGCAAGAAAGGTGCTTCTCCCCAGCCGCGACGAACTTGTACCCCCCAGTGGCCTTCGCGCGCGTGCGTGAATACAGGCGCGTGCGTGCACCTGAATACAGGCGCCTGAAGGCGTGCGTGTACGGGAATGTACTTTCATTCTATGGCTTAAAGTGCAAATGCGATTTGACAAACCAGTTCCTGTATGCAACAATATAACTGTGAGTGGCAACGCGGCACTGGCACAGAAAAAACGAGTTGACAAACAAGTGTTTCTGTGCAACAATTAAAGTAGGTGGCAAATGGGCCACCAACGGTTCTTTACCATAATGCGCCAGGAGCGCAAGGGAGCATTCACATGCCTACCTATGAAGTCGCCGACTTGAAGGTTAACATTGACTTTGAGTGCCACATTGAGGGCAAGCCAGAAAATCCTGTTGTCAAATACCAGGCACAGGTGCAGTTCTCGTCACTCGATGCACTGCTCAAGGCAGGTGGTGAGTCTGTAACTCGTAAATTGCAAACTCATGCACGCAAAGTTGATGGATTTCCGACTGGTCGCAGAGTACTGGTAGACGAAGCGGGTAAATTTACCAAAACGTCCGAGGAGAAGGCAATGGACGCAATTAATGATGCCAACGAAGCAGAACTTGAGGCAATGATGGCGATTGCCAAGGCAAGACTGGAAGCGTTAAAAAAGACCACCAAAAAATAACAAGGTGAACAAGAAACTTGGGCTAGGACAAGGACTAGCCCAACTCATAAAAGGAACTGATAATGTATACCTGTACATTATGTCACGAACAAAAGCCGGACGTAGTAACAGTAGATGGCGTACCTGTTAAATTCGCACTGTGCGATAACTGTTGCAGTGACCTGCTTGACATGATAGTAGAGCGTGTTGCACGACGCGATGCCGAGTTAGAAACCTGGAACGATTAGTTAACTCACATATGCACTGGGATGAGCACCAGTGCAAAAGGAAAGTACAATGAAAAAGTATACGCATGTAATTCTGGATTATAGAGTGGCAAAATTGGCACTGCAATTTTGTCAGGTATTCGGTGCGGAGAGTATGGAACTGACTTTCTCTGGTGCGCATAACGACTTCCTTCTGTCTTACAAGGCGCCAGTTGATTTGAATACTGCGGTGCATCAGTTCATAGAAAGAACCAACGTAGTTATCAACTTGATTTAAATAGGAAACTACGGCCCTAATACTAAATGCACTGGGATGAGCACCAGTGCACAAAGGAAAGTACAATGCCTAACTGTTTTACATTAACTCGCAAAAGTGATCCGGCCGCTGGCCCAGTTAAATTGACACTGATAGACGAGGAGTTGTGTGCTCATCTCGGCGTAGAAGTACATCCGTCAAACTGGTGTTTTGGATGGTACGATATTGTAGGATTTGCACTTGCTATGGGCAAATCCTTTGCTGAAATTAGAGAATTTTGCGAGGATTATGAAGACCTACATCCTATCATAGATTACTTAGACGCTAACTTCACAACTAATGCGTGGGCAGAAATAGGCCGCAGGTAACACTAAATTCTATTGCACTGGGATGAGCACCAGTGCACAAAGGAACTAGAATGACACCTTGCTCTTTATGTGGTGAACAATGGGACGTACACAATGTACTGAAAGTAGAAGTAAACGGCACACTGTATATTATCTGTATATGGTGCGCTAATTTAGTCAAGGAGCACCTCGAGGATCATAACAAGGCTTTAAAGTAAACTCACACATGGGCCAGGGGAGAAATCTCCTGGCCTAAAGGAACTAATTATGCTAGCTGCACTTATAGGCCCATTTTCGATACTCGTATATATCGCAGTATTCTGGCTCGCCGTGAATACACAGTGGTTATTCTAAACTTAGACGCGGGGCTAGCTTCGGCTAGCTCCAAAAGGAGCTGAAATGGAATTGCCAAAAGAGTATTGGGATGATTTCATGCTGAAAGTACTCGCTGATAACAACAGCAATATCTTAACTAAGCTTGCGCGCCTGAATGAGAAGTATCTCAAGGCCAGTGACAGAGATAAGTTAGATAACCTCTTTCAAGAACTAGCAGAAGTAGCAAGGAATTGCAAACTCAGAATTAGATAGTAAACAAATGGGGCTAGCTTCGGCTAGCCCTTTTTTGCGCTCACCCACCTAAGCAACATAGTACAAATAGTCCTAGCTTAGACAGTACTAACTTAGACAGTATTAGTTCTAGCCTATCACTCACCTAGACAGTAAGTTATCCAACTTAGACAACACCTCAGCATATTGAGCACGAACCTTTAGTTCACGTAGACGCAACAGAATAAACTTACGTTTAGCTTCTAGACTCGTAAAGAATCGATTGCCAGCTATGGAATTGCAGCGTGTGCAGCACGGCACGAGCTGCAGCAGTTCGGCTGGAAACTTATAATATGGTAGCAGCTGCGCTAGAGATTGCGGCAGGACGTGATCCATAGCTGTCGCCTTGCCGCTGCAGTAATAACACTTAGACGGATCGCACTGAGCATAGACATAGTTGTGAATATTACTTACGCGCGGGGCCCGGGGGATAAGTTTAGTTATAAATTTAGGCAATGACATGAGTATATTCTCGTTCTGTGGTTAGTGTGAGTAAAATTGCTGCCGAACGCTCATCCTGAGTATAATTATAACACACTTTAGTTGATTTGTCAAGCTTAGAATCGCACTGAAAGTGCGATTTTGGTTAGAAATTAACTATAGGAGTGAATGCAGGCTTAAAATTTGCAGGAAGCTTGACACTTACGATGGTTTCTGGTATAATTTTATGACGTTTAGGATGTATGTGGCGATTGTCGTCAAATTCGCTTAGAGGTTATATACTTATAAGCTATAAGTGTTTGCTGTAAGTATTGGTTGTAAGTTATTATGTAGTAATATATATAGGTATAATATAATACTATATATATATAAGATATTATAAACAACCCTACAGAAACACTTAAAGTATAAGTACAGGAACCTAAGTAACAAAGTGACAACATCGCCACATACTGCATAAAAGCCATAAGGAGGATCAGCAATTTCTAGAAGCACTAGAGCTAAGCTGTACGCAACAGACGTACCAGGATACGTATATATAATACGTACACTGAACAAGTATCGTCCATACTATATAGGTTCAACTCGAGAACCTGAGAAAAGGTGGTCACTACATAAGTTCTACAAAAGAATAGACTATGAAGGTAAGCATTTATGTGGCTTCATTCAGTTCAGTACAATGAAAGAAGCCTACACATTTGAGTATGCATTACACCATCACGTAAAAGTACATGGTTACGACGGCCTTAATAGCATAGTAGAATATGCTGAAGGTATATGGGAAGAAGGAGAACTTGATTTGGATCGCCTAGATACAGTAGTACAAACAGCACTGAATCGTAAAATGGTGGCTAGAATAGCAAGAAACATGCAGCAGCATGGAGCAAACCTAAGAAGTATGAGTGAACTACTGCGTGAAGTATTCCTCATACACAATGCTATATTAGATCAGCAAGGAGTAGAGACTGTAGATACAACTGAAGAAGCAGACGCAATACTAAAGGATATGTTCGACGTAAAACTCAATCCTGGAGATAAGTATCTAAAAAGTTTCCTCAAAAACCTACAGGAAGAAAGTGGCCGTGTCGAAGCTGACGAGATGAAATTCAACTCAATACCAATGCCTAGAGGTCGTCAGCCTAAATGGACTGATGCTGATGCAGTAAGAATGCGTGCAGCTGCAGAGAAAGCTGTAATGTCTCCTAAGATGCAAGAAATGCTTGAACGATTGAGGAAGGAGAATAACTAGTATGGAGCGCTCTAATGACGAACGGCTGCTGGACCTTCGCGCATTAGTAAGGCGTCGATTCTCCCGCGATCTAAGATCCTTAGCAGAAATAAGTGATGAACGTCCCGAATTGTCTCTCCGAGACATGTTAGACGAAGTGCATCACGTATATATACACTATATACAACAGAACATTTTACTCGACAATGCAGGAGCAACTATACATAAGGATGATGCTAAGCTACGTGAACAACTGAATAGGTTACGCTCAATTGATTCTTAGTCAAAGCAACTGTGTTGCAAGGAGTACTTCATGTGCGATGCTCAACGTAGTGATGGAGAACGCCGTCCAATACTCCTAAGCGATAAGTCCAGAAAAACAATACTTACATTGGAGCAAATGGAGGAACGTAGGCTAATTGAGACTCTTGAAATAACCGAACAGTTAGAGGAGATAATGAAAGAGAGATTAATTAAACGTAAACAATAAGTGTATTCGGCGACTGAGTGAGTCGCCTCGGAGCGCGGAGCTTTTACAGGGAAGGAGGCTTTTACGTAAGTTCCGTACCTTTTGAGAGGTAACTGGGGGTCAACATAACCGGCCTTGGTAGCAGGGAACGTTAAGCAGGTGGCCCGCACTTGGTTGATAGGTGTACCATCACTGTCGCTGCATCCTACAAGATCAGCAGACCACCTAACCCTGGAGGATTGTAGTAACAAGTTCCTTCTGGTTAAAAACTAACCTCAGCACTGGAGTACTAAGCATGGACCTTAACGAGTACCAACAGCTGGCGCACGCAACAAGTGCATTTGAGCATAACGATGCACAGCGCGATAATGTTCTCATGGCCACTCTAGGCTTATGTGGTGAATCAGGCGAGGTGGCAGACTTGCTCAAGAAGCATTACTTTCATGGTCATCCACTCGACAGAACACAGTTAATTAATGAGCTGGGTGATGTTGCGTGGTATTTAGCTGAATTGTGTACAGCATTTAATATATTACTCAGTGAGGTCGTCGGCGGCAATATTACTAAACTCCGTGCACGTTATGGAACTGCTTTCAGCGCCGAGGCTTCAATCAACAGGAAGGATTGAACGCTGAGGTTAGAATCTAACCGTAACGGCACAGTGCTCAATGTAGGTTAGGTCCACAAACGTGCTAACCTCCGAAAGGTTATATGGAATGAGCTGCACAGGGCCACTGTTGTTGCAAGCGCCACTCCACCGTCGTCAACAAGTTCCGATAGCAGGGGGCCGCTTTAGGCAGGCCCACTGCGCTACGTGGACTGCGGTGGTTCCTGCGGCATCGCGGCAACGCTGCCGCAACCCACGTAAACCTAATAGAATTCTTGATAAACGTACAATTCCGTGGTATAATTACTGTATAGTTCAAGTGTTCACTAACTGAAAGGAATTACTGTTGGAACTAGTTGATATTCTAACTTCTGATTATCGCAGCACACAATGTAACGCCTCTGTGAAGCGTGAGGGAAAAGCCTATCGTTGTCACCATCAAGCAAACTATGTTGTTCATGGCTCAACACAACACGTGCGTTTCTGCAAGTTTCATGCAAGTACTCTAGCCAAAGAGCTAGCGCAAGAACTGTTTCAAACTGAGCTCGTACATTGGTACGAAAAGGAAACCAAGCATGAATGAACACTTCCATGAATGTCCCGATTGTGATGAAGTCTGGTCGTGTGAAGCACACGATTGTGAGCATTCATCTGAGTGGCAATGTTCTGACTGTTTCAATCAGCTGAGGCTGATTGACTATATTGATTAAGACGGCTTCGCCGAACCACCGCGCCATAGTAACAGGAGATTACCATGCATAGATTTACTTTTACCGATGACGAAGTATTCCAGCTGCTACAAGCAGCAGATGAACGTATACTCGATATGTGTGAGGGTGCAGAGAAAGCTGCACTGACTAACGCTGCTACAATGCTTGCCAATGTGCAGCAACTTATCAACGACCGTAACGAAGTGCCTGAATAACTAAGGAAAATAACTAATGATCTGCCCTAACTGCAAAGAAGAACTGAAACTCGAAGGTGATTTCTATTCCTCACAAGTGGACCTGGACACTAACAGTGAGGTTGATGGTGAGGTAGTAATTACTTTCACTTGCGCTGAATGCGACAGCGATCTTGGTGAGTACTCATTCGACCTGGAATTGGATATAGCTGATTTTGCTGCCGAGCATGAAGATGAGGAGGAACATGAGCTCTCGGTTGATATCTCAGATGAATCCTACGACGAATACGTGAATAAAGAAACTGGCGCTGTGAGTCCTGGCGCGAGTGCTGCTGTTCGTGTTAGCTGCGTCTGTGGTAAGTCTGTAGAATATCAGTGGACTAATTACGAATCACTCGAGGAAATAGCTACAGCATTTGAACTATAACGGCTCTGCCGAACCGCCGCTTGGTAGTATCACGAATATTACTGAGCGGCCCGGCTTAAAATTTTCAGTTTGGTTGACAAACATGCGTTCGTGTGGTATAATCACTGTATGATCGGTGATGCGGCCACAAACTGAAAGGATGAACTAAGTGAAGGTAGGATTTACTGGTACTCACCTCGGTATGACTTTTAATCAACAGGATTCATTACGAAACTTTCTAATGGAGCCTACGTTCACTGAGCTTCATCATGGAGACTGTATTGGTGCCGATGCTCAGGCTCACGCAATCGCTTTGCCGATGGGCTTTCATATCATAGTTCATCCACCACTTGATCCAAGGAAGCGTGCATGGGTAGCTGGTACTGGAGTGCATATACTGCTGCCATGTAAATACCTTGATCGTAACAAGGATATTGTAGATACCTCTGACATACTGATTGCAGCGCCTAAAGAGATGAAAGAAATACTTCGTTCAGGTACTTGGTCAACTATTCGGTACGCACGTAAGATCGGTCGTCAAATCATTATACTGGAGCCGTAACTATGACGCCAGAACAGAAAGCCGAACTGTTAGCGATGCTCAAGGAACTTACTCCTGCCGATCAGCGAGTAATAAAGTATCAGGCTAAGGGTGGACACAAGTGCACAGACAGCACTAACCTAGTAAACTGTTGTGGCATCTCACGATGCCAAGCGTGTCACATTCCTCATCTGAAGGAGCAGCATACCATTGAGCAATTGCACGCCTATCAGAAGTTCGTAGGCGCAAGATCACTGACATGGCAAGTACGCGAATATAAACTTCCGCTGCCTGCTAAGAAACAGCCTAAGGTGAACAAGAAAATTACAAGTGCACCGCGTGAGAAGTATAATCCTGCAACTATCGTCAACGCAGTTAGTGAGGATCAACTCGAGAATGTACTGGCAATGATCGAAGCGAGGCTGAAGAAGTAATGGAACACGACTGCATAAGTAGTGGTAATCCAATCTACTTTCTAGACAGCATGTTCTTGTGTGCTGGATGCTACGCACGGCGTGCATTAAGCGTACATGGTAAAGAAGCACAATTTCTTAATGGTGTGCTGACGATGACCGAGTACAAAGACTTAACGTACTTGAATCCTACCAACGAAGCGTTGGTCTTACGAGCTAAATTATACAAGGAGTATCTATCGACTCAAAATTAACAAGTGGTGCATTTTGTGGTTGACAAACTCACAATTTCGTGGTATACTTACTGACAGTGAAAGGTGGTGCAGCAAAAAGTGTGCTGGACGACTCATTTCATTCAACTAACAATGTGAAAGGTAATTCAATGAAGGCAGAACAAGTTAGCGTAAAGACCACTGGAAAACCAGAAATGGAATTCTCCTACAACTTCTCTGAGAATATTGAAGAAGCTGTAACGATGTACGGTGCCGAAAATACTCATGAACTGTTCAAGCGTGCACTTACGATTGCTGCTCAGGCCAACGCACGTAAGATGCTCAGTGCTGGTCTGACCGCTGAGCGTATCCAGAACGATATGAGCAGCTGGAAGCCTGGTGTGAAATTGAGTGGTGTGTCTGCTGTTAAGACAGTTGATCCGGTCAAAGTTATCAGTGAGAACTTCGATGACTGGACTCCTGAGCGTCAGGAAGAAATACTGCGGCTTATTCAGGAGCGTTTTGCCAAGCGTGGTGCTACACCTGAGGTTCCTACCACTAATGGTAGCGAGGGTGAGCCGACAGCAGAAGAGATTGCAGCTATCACTGAAGGCGTGAATGGTGGCGAGGAGACTCCTGCTTCTGATGCGACAGCAGAGTACAATCCAGCTGAAGCACGTCGCCGCCGTGACCGCTAAGGTTAAAATCTAACCGTAACACGGGCTGGTGCTCACTTTGGCCAGCCCTAAAGGAACAAGGGAGAATAAGTGAGTGAACATAAGAAAGTATATGTAGTAGCTAAAGGATTTCACGATTGGAATTCTGCTGCACAACATGGTGAGCTTGTGTTCCTGTCAACTGAACCAGTTGGACGAACAGCAATTAGTAACATGCTGCGAGAGTTCCTACCAAGAATGGTAGATAGTGAGCCAGAAGATCACATCGTGATTACTGGACTCTCAGTAATGTGCTCAATGGCGTGCGTGATATTTGCACTCAAACACAGGAGGTTAAACCTATTACTATTCGACGCGGCTACTGACAAGTATGTAAAGCGTACAGTTATGCTGGATTCAATTGAGCAAGTAGAGAAAGAATTAGATGAAGCTATTAGACATACTACCTGAGCAAGATACGTGGAACGTAGTAGATCCTTCAAAGCTGAGTGTATACATGGCTTGTCCACGCAAGTATATGTATGAGCACATATTGCAGTGGAGAGAGGATTACGTTAACAATCACTTACATTTTGGAAGCTGCTGGCACTTAGCTGTCGAGCATCTGCTGAATAATCAATACAGTAAGGAGTCGATAGAAGAGGCGTGTTACTTATTCTATAATGCCTACAGATCAAAGTTAAGTGATGAGAGCGATGGTTCATTTGCTCCCAAAGATCCGGCTAATGCAATGAAGACATTGATGCAATACGCGCAGCGATTCGCTGGTGATGCTAGGGATTACAAGGTACTCGGTACTGAGATAGGAGGCACAGTACTGATTGCACCAGATAGCGCGATGTACTTCAAGATTGACGCGTTACTGCAGCGGGAGCGTGATGGTAAGATTATATGCTTAGATCACAAGACCTCACAGCGTCGTATGGGCAATTGGAGTGAACAGTGGTTACTGTCTACACAGATGCTAACTTATCTGCACGTTTTGTACTGCCTGTTTGGAGAGGATAATTTGGTAGGTGGCATACGTGTTAGGTGTAGTTTCTTCTACAAGGCTAAGCCGAGTGAATTCGACGAGGCGATAGTAGAAAAAAGCCTTGGCCAAATGCAAGCGTTCGTAGATAGCACACGAAACTGGTATGATAACCTAATGTACGATACTCAATACTTGAAGGAGACTGATGATACTGAGAATCCAACGCTGCGAAGTTTCGCTATGAATCCAAACGCCTGCTTTAGTTACGGTAGGAAGTGTAGCTATTTCGATTTCTGTTCCGCTTGGAGTAACCCCCTCACTAGATGCGAACAGGTACCTCTAGGCTTCAAGCGAGAAGTATGGGATCCCCGTGAGCAGCATACTAACATAACGTTGGACTTGACAAAGCCAGCGGAGGATCAGAGTGGGGTATCCACCGTACAGTCTAGCTAAGCGTTTAGATATAGTGTACAGCAAATGCCGGAGGGATAATAATCTCTGTTTAATATGGCTGGGTGCTTGTACTAGAAATGGATACGGTAAGATTGGTATAGGAGGACGCACACTTGTATTGCATAGGTGGATATGGGAAGTATATCATGGACCTATTCCTGGCAAGCTTCAAGTGAATCACCTGTGCAGAGTACGTAATTGTATAGAAGTAAGACATATGGAGCTTGTAACCAGTGGTGAGAATACTAAGAAAGGTGCGCTGCCATTCGTCAACCGATTGCGCGCCTTGATGCAAGCAGTGTGCAAGAGAGGACATGAATTTACTCCAATAAATACTGGTCGAACAGCTAAAGGAGGAAGGTATTGTAAAGCTTGCAAGCGTGAGAACTGGATAACGAAAGAGCATCGTGAGAAGCTAATGAAAGTAACTTTGTGGATGACTCTAAAGAACGGCAACAGAGTCTACCGATAGATAGTGGTGCTAAGCAGTTCATCGACTTAACAAAGGAGCAAGTATCAGAATGACTATTACTAATCACCTGCAGCGAATCGTAGCATTAGGTTTCGCTGGTGTACAAGTGTGGGAAGGTACAACTAAAGGAGTGTGGTGTGGATGCTTACTCAGTAACGATCCGTACTGCAAGCCTCTGCACTATACGAACTTATGGAATTACGTAAGTACGGTAGAAGAAGTGTTTGAGATATTAGCCAAAACCGCTGAAACAATAGCTAAGGAGCAAGCAAGTGCCTCTTGATGCAAGGATCGAAGCTGAGCGTCTCTATAAACTGTATCAAGAAGAGGAAAAGAACCAGCAGTTCTCACTACTGTTACTAGGTGATAAAGGTTCTGGCAAGACATTCCTTATGCGTACAGCGCGCAAGCCAGTGCACATCGACAGCTTCGAGCGCGGTGGCACTATGGGCCTACGTGACTGGATACGCCGTGGTGAGATAGTAGTTGACACCTCATACGAGGGAGATAATCCATCCAAGCCAGCAGCATTCGCTAAATGGAAGAAGGACTTCGAGCAGCGTAAGCGCGACGGGTACTTCAATCACTTCGCTACATACGTACTCGATTCCTGCACCAAATGGCAAGAAGCAATTATGGATGGCATTCTGTATGCTGCTAATAGACCAGGCACGCAGCCACGCTTTCAGGAGGACTATCCTAAAGCAAAGTATGAGATACACAGCTCGATGATGGCACTCATGACATTATCCTGTGATATAATAGTAACAGGTCATGTAGCACCAGTGAGTGACTCATCAGGTGGGCCTGTCGAGTACCGCTTCGTATCAACAGGTAAAGAATCCACTCTCATACCAATTAGCTTTGGTGAACAGTGGATCACACACACGAAGGATTCAGCAACTGGTGTAAAGTACGAGATAATAACTCGTCGTGTGGGTAAGTATCTGGCAAGTAGTAGACTTGCTGGCGAAGGTAAACTCAGTACGTATGAGGAGCCAGATCTGAAAGCAATACTAAAGAAGTGTGGTTATCCTACTAATGATAAGCCACTGCTATTTACACCTGATAAGAGGGTAAGTAAGTAATGCCACGCAAGCGTAGCGCGCATCCAACTGATGCTGATTTCCGTGCCGATGTAGGTCTACCTCAACTTATGGAAAGGGTTAGTGAAGAAGAAATAGCTAAAGAAGCTGAGAAGAAATTCTACGCATCTCAAACTGGAGCAAAGACAATGCCTATTATTGATTTCTCAGAATTTGACCTGGATAATATTCCAGAACTAAAGATACTGCCTGCTGGTACTGAGGCAAAGTTGCGGATACTCGATGTAGCAACAAAGCCAGACAAGAATGGCGACCTCATGTTGAATCTGCGAATGGATGTAGCAGATGAACCACTGGTGAAGGAAGTGTACTGGCAGTGCCACTTCCCAAAGGGAAGCATGGGTGAGAAGCGTGTTGCAATGCTAAGGCAATTCTTGTCTAACTTCTGTGAGGCATTCGACATAGATAAGACTGCAGCTAATGACACCAGTGATTGGCTAGGCAAGGAAGGCTGGGCCATACTTGGTGTACGTACTGATCCAAAGTATGGTGATTCGAACGAAGTAAATCGCTGGCTGAAGCAGCAGTAGTTGCGCGTGACACGCGCTCGGTCACTCAGGTGACAGAAGTGGAGACGGGTTGTTCCAAAGAGTTACTCACAAGAATTGGTGCAGCCCGTCCACTTTCCCTACACACGTGAGCCAGCACGTGCTTCGAGTTCCGTACATTGGCGCAACTCTGATTGTTGGCTACGGAAAAACATGCCGGTTTGTGAGCACCGGTTGACAGGAGTAGGAGCAGTATGAATAAGTCCTACACACACCGCGTAACATTCGAGGTAACTGATGCCCAGTACAATAAGCTGAAGCAGCACCTAGAGCACGGAATGCTGAAGCGAGTATTCTCCGTGATTGTAGATGACGCAATAGTTATGCTAGATGAGTTCGGGCCGTACTTCGTGATAGCAATGCTTAGTCGTGAAGTGAGTTATAGGAAGATGGTTCAGGACTACATGAGACAAGCAGGTGAATAGCGCTAAGGTTAAGTTTTAACCGGAGTAGCAATGGATACTCGTTTAAAATCAGTCTACAAAAATATGCGTATACGTAATAGTGGATGTTGGGAGTGGACAGAAGAGCTTACTAGAGATGGTTATGCTTTATACGTATCTCCTAACATAGTTGGAAGATGTACTCTTGCACACCAATACGTATATACTATACTACATGGCAAAGTTCAAAAAGACTACGATATACATCACATCTGTAGAAATAAGAGGTGCATCAAACCATCTCATTTAGTTAAGCTACATCACAAGGTTCATTTCGCACTACATAGATTAGGTTGGGATGTTATGGCTACGCTAAATGACCTACAAATTAAGTCGCTCAGTGAATTACCGCCAGAGGAAGGCCTCCAACTGATCCTATCTATGCGTGAGCGCCGACACTTCGTGCCTGATAAACCCGTGCGTGAAAAGAAGCCTAAAGTTCCAACTGAATCTGCTATTGCTAAGTTGAGCGAGAAGCAACTCGCAGAACTATACTACACTTTAATGGCCAAGCGCCAACAGGAGTTAATGTAGATGCCTACAATCAATTTAGGAATTCTACGCATCGTACCAATGGAGCAAATTGATGCAGCTATGGAATCACGTGGTCGTCAGTCCTACGGCATCATCCAGGACTTCATGACATCTATCGAAAAGTACGGATTAATTCACCCAATCGCTGTTTACTCACCTAATGGAGAACCACCATACAAACTAATAGCTGGAGGTAGACGATTCCTAGCATGTACTGCACTTAAATGGACAGAGATTAGCTGTCGCATCTACGACAAGCCAATGACTGAACTTGAGCTTGCCGCTGTTGAACTGTTCGAGAATCTCGACAGACTCAATTTGAACTACGATGAAGAAGTAAAGATGAAAGAGCGCCTACACTTAACACTGGTGCAAATCCACGGTCAGAAAATAGCTCGCAGTGCAGACGCACCAGGACACTCTATTCGTGATACGGCACGACAACTTGGTGTTAGCCACGCCACAGTTATTCAGGATATGAAACTAGCTGAAGCCATGCGCCTCTTGCCTGAGCTTGAATTAGATAAGGAGAAGAATAAATCAGCAGCAATGAAGAAGCTCTCACGCTTCGCTAATGTAATGACGAATAAAGTTGCTGTTGCTGAAGCTCGCAAGGACGCAGTGCTCTCTGGACGTATGTCATCACCTGATGATCCACTCAGTGCATATGTAGTAGGTGACTTCTTTGACAATACACTTGAGTCAGGACAGTTCAGTTTTATTGAGTGTGATCCACCGTACGGAATTGACCTACAAGAACAACGTGCCGATGGTGATAGCGATGGTTCATTACAGCACGATTATAAGGAGATTAGTAACGTAGATTATTTAGCATTCTTGAACAAGCTAACAGATGAGTGCTATCGCCTCGCTGCAGATAATAGCTTTATTATTATCTGGTGCGGTCCAGAACATATTGCACGTGTTATAAGTGCTATGCAACGTGCGAAGTTCGAAGTTACTAAAATTCCTGCTATATGGAAGAAGGGATTATCGCAAGGACAGGCTCAAGGAATGAATACTAACTTAGGTAACTCCTATGAAATGTTCGTGTATGGGCGTAAAGGAAGTGCTCAGATACGTAAACAGGGTAGGAGCAATGTTTTCGACTTCAATGGAGTCCCATCATCACAACGTATTCATCCAACCGAACGGCCACCAGCGTTAATGAGAGAACTCATTGATACCTTCGTTTGGCCAGGATCGAATGTACTCGTGCCATTCGCAGGAAGTGGAGTAACAATACGCACTGCATTCGAGCTTGGTCACAAAGGAATTGGTTATGACTTAAGTTCACACTTTCGTGATGCCTATATAAATAGGCTAATACAAGAGGTAGGAGCAAAATGAGTGGTAAGAAGAAGACTCATTGTGTGAGGGGGCACGAATATACTAAAGAAACTACGCGGTATCAAAAGGATAAAAATGGAGTAACTCATCGCCGGTGTAAGTTATGCCAGAAAATCTCACGTCGAGAGAGGAAACTATATGTCGAGCTTAGTAGGACCAGACGGAAGCCTATCAGCAAAGATAGCAATAGTAGGAGAACAGCCAGCAAAGTATGAAGTTAAGTATGGTAAGCCATTCATGGGTCCGGCTGGAAGGAACTTGAATGAATGTCTACAGAATGCACGCATTGCACGCAGCGCATGTTACCTCACAAATGTAGTGAAGGATGTTGAGTTTGAATTAGATCGCTACTTTCAGTTGAGAGGAAAGAAAGCAGGCGTAACAGCGTTGGGACAACGCTACATAGAGGTACTGCGTGATGAGCTTATGGAAAGTAAAGCGAATGTTATCATCGCACTTGGTAACACTGCGCTATTTGCGCTTTGTGATCGCACTGGAATTACTGCATGGCGCGGCAGTGTTATTGAGTCGACTCTCATTCCTGGCAGAAAGGTCATACCTAGTTTACACCCTGCAATATACACTGACGAAAAAGTGCTGGCAAATCCTGCAGCGTATCTCGCGAAGTACTTAATCACTATAGATTTTAAGAAAGCTAAAGCTGAGTCTGAGTTCTCAGAACTCCGTTTGACTGATCGCAAACTGCTAATACATCCAAGTTACTACGAAGCCATTAGCTGGCTAGAAGAGTGTAAAGAATACGCAGAATACGGAGGTATAGTTTATTACGACATTGAACTCACTCCAAAGACTCAGGAGCTAAGCTGTATAAGCTTTGCGACAGGACCAGTTGACGTAATGTGTATTCCTTTTGTAGATGCCAGTGGTGATTACTTTACTGCGGAGCAAGAGTATAAGATAATGCTCAGTATCGAGGACCTGCTATCTAATGAGCGTTGGATGAAAGGTGGTCAGAATGCTATCTTTGATTCGCATTTTCTATTACGTAAGTATGGCATACGCACTCGCAATCTTGTTGGCGACACTATGATTGCGCAGCATATACTATATCCGGATTTTGGAGGTAAGACTTACAGGGGTAAGTCGTTAGAATTTATCACGAGTATGTGGACTGACGTACCATACTATAAGCGTGATGGTAAACTGTGGCTAACAGGAGTAGGAGAATACAGCAAAGGATGGAACTACAATTGTTTAGATTCAATAGTATGTGCTGATGCATTTCCTAAGCAATTAGCTGAACTGGAAGAGCGTGGTAATTACGATGCATATGAGCGGCAGATAAAACTGATTGGCCCATTAAGCTATATGATGGAGCGTGGGATTAAGATAGATAAAGAAGGAATGGAACGAGCTGCAAAGAATGCTATATTCGAAGCCAGTGAATTGACACACCAAGTTTATTCGCTTACAGGATGTGAGTTCAATCTAGCTAGTCCACAACAGGTAGCAGAATACTTCTACGACAAGTGTAAAATAGAACCCTATCTAAGCAAGAAAGGTAAACCTACTACTGATGAGGAGGCGCTGAAACGCATAGCTAATAAGGGCTTTAGAGAAGCTAGCTTAATACTCGAGATTCGTAGCTTGCAAAAGATGGCATCGACATTCCTTAATGTGAATAACGTGGATGAAGATGGGCGAATGCGTTGCTCATACAATCCAGTTGGTACGAGATTCTCACGCATCTCGAGTAGTGGTAACATCTTTGGAACAGGAGTGAATTTACAGAACGTACCACATGAAGTGCTGAGTTATTACGTGGCAGATGAGGGACATATTATATACTCATTAGATATGAGTCAGATTGAGGCAAGGATTGTAGCGTACGTAGGTAACATCACTCAAATGAAAGAAGTATATGAAAAAGGATTGGATATACACCGACAGACAGGGTCACTCATATTCAATAAGCCGTATGATGAAGTCAGTACAGTACCAGGGTCAAGCACGCTCGGCAATGGAACTTACAGTGAGCGCGATTGGGCTAAGAGAGCCAATCACGGTTTCAATTACGGTTTTGGATACAAGTCCTTTAGTCTCGACTACGAAATTCCTGAGCGCCAAGCTAAGTTCGTGTATGACCGATATCATTCAGCTTATCCAGGGCTTAAAGGAGGATACTGGAAGTATGTAGAAGAATCACTTAAGAAGACTCATACACTGACCAATCTATACGGTCGGAAGATTACGTTCTTAGGTAAGACATCTGCAAACTTGCTCAATGAAGCATACTCATGTATTCCACAAGGAACATGTGGTGACTTAGTAAACGAGCAAGGACTAAACTACGTATACTATAATAGTGATACATTGTTCCGGCATGTTGAGCTGCTAATGCAAGTACACGATTCAATAAGTATACAAGTGCCGCTGTCATTGCCACTAGCGGATCATGCTAGAATTCTATTGAGTATTAAAGCATCGCTGGAAGCTCCACTCAGATTTGGCAGGGATGAATTTGTCGTGCCGGTTGATTTAGTTGTTGGTACGTGCTTAAATAAAAAGAAAGGAGTTGAGCTGACGGGTTCGAAGTTCAGCGAAGATGCTGGTATGCTTGAAGCATACTTACAAGATGCACTAATAATGCTGGGGATATAAGCATGACGAGACAGTTGAGTGATTTCCTGGATGCATACTTATATTTCACTGAGGAGACAGAACCATGCGAATTGTATAGGAAATGGGTCGGCGTGTCTGTAATAGCTGCTGCCTTACAGCGTAAGTGTTACTTAAAATGGGGTAGCCAAACATGGTTTCCTAATTTATACATAGTTTTAACCGGTCCTCCAGGTGAACCTCGTAAAGGTACAGCGATGGCCTCAGGTTATAGTATACTAAGGCCACTTGGTATTAAGTTATCAGCTGATAGGTTGACACCTGAATACTTTATTAAGGAGCTAAGTTCGTGCTTGATAACTACTCAGTTCGATGCTGGCAAATTTATGAATCACTGCTCGCTAACAGTATTTAGCAAGGAGCTTACTGTATTCATAGGCTACAAAAATTCACAGTTCTTGGCCGATCTTACAGACTTGTACGATTGTGCGGACGACTGGTCGTATAGGACTAAAGGAGGTGGGAACTTTGAAATAACTGGTGCATGGCTTAACATGTTAGCTGCGACTACACCTGAACAAATACAGGCAGCACTTCCAGCTGAAGCTGTAGGTGGAGGATTCGCTAGTCGTGTACTATTTATATATGCTGATAAGCGAGGTAAAACTGTGCCTGTTCCTATTGAGGATATGGAACTGAAGGAGAAGCTTATAGCTGATTTGGAAGAGATCTCGTTATTAGGTGGGCCATTCCTTGCAACGAATGACTATATAACGACCCGAACTGAATGGTATGTAAGTCAGTCACAAGAAACTCAAGTGATACAAGATGCGAGATTTGCTGCATATTATAGTAGGAAAGCAAGTACTGCCACGAAGCTGAGTATGATACTGAGCGCATCACGTAGCGATGAAATGAAGCTGCGAGAAGTAGACTTCCTTCGAGCGGTGGAAATGTTAGATGAAGCTGAGATACCTATGATGCGAGCACTCAGTGGTGTAGGTAAATCAGACTACGCTGAAATACTTCCGCAAGTTATGGAGGAGATATTGAAGCATAAAGAAGTGACTATGCGATACTTAATGAATAGGTTCGCACATGACACCACTCAGTTTCACTTAATGAAGATGGTAGAGACGCTTGAGCTAATGGGAGTATTAGCGTATGCACCAGTTACAAAGAAGGTACACGTAAATCCGGACTTTGGTAAAGGAATATCACAGAACGGGCAAGTTAATTAGTTGATTCCGCGTCTACGCGGGATGCCGCAGGACGAGAAGCAGTCCATTACTGCGCTTTGGTTGCTAACATAAGAAGGGTTTGGGGATCTTCGGATTGTTGGCGACGGGAAGATGCGGGCCGGTTAGCACAAGAGGGATTAGTTAGAATAACCCTGAAGGATGTTACTGGCCCGTACAGTTCGGTTAAAATCTAACTTCAGCAGCTATCTGCTACTTCTCTCCCTTCGCTCTGATCGTTCACGTCCATCTCGCCCGGCTGGCTTTGAATACCAACCCATAAGGCTATCCCACACGTTCTCACCACGTACTTGAGCTTTTGCATATTTACCAACTTGGCGTAAATAAGGTACACCAAGGAGCGATCCTGCAGGTTCTATTAATCCACCTACATCTTTTGGTAAACCAAGATCTTCCATTTGCTTCTTATATGGATTAGATACCAATGGATCTACTCGGCCAGCACGGAATAAATCTTGTACTATTTGTGCTGCTGGACCAGTTACGCCTTTGCCATATCGCAGTCCACCTCCAACTATTGGAAGTCGCTCGGCCTGACCAACAGCAATATCCCAAGCTAACATTGCAGGCCCGTGCCCTTGCTGTATACCTTTACGTACATCTCCAACAGGATCTGGCAATCCTGGCTGCAAATGCAGTATCTTGTACATCTCATTTACAATCTGCGTATAAACCAGCAATCTCAATAGGTTTATTGCGAGCTGTGTTTTGCTACGTTTGCCTCCAGTTTCCCAGCTACCAGTACCACTAGGTACTCCGCCTGGAGGTATATTGCCACCACCTCCACCTCCTGTCTTACCTTTAGTAAGCACTTCCTCACGTAGAAAATTGAAGTCGTTAATTAAGAACGTTTGAAATTGGGTAAGTAATTTACCTCGCTCATTACGCTGCACACCTGTTAAGTCACCTGGCATGGTACTTCCTTGTGTACGTACAACTAAGTCATCTGCATAGCGTACTGCATCCTTATGACTGTAGCCCATCTTGCTGCCCTTGGCAATTTGGTAGGCAGCATTCCAGCTAACAACTGCTGCTTCCATATCGAATATCTCAAATAACTTGAAGCCGGGTCGGCCTACTGCTTGTTGCACACTACCAAAATCGCCTACTCGTATTGCGTGCGCAATGTCACCTGGCCTGCGTCCTATGATCGCAGCAGCTGCCTGATTGTACGCCTCAATGAAATTGCGAGAACTCAGTACTTCACTATTCCTTATTGCAAAATCACGTGCAGTGCCACCGGAAAATGGATGTGCTATATGCCCAGCTAGAATTTCACCGGCAGATTTTAGCGTTGGTACAGCACCCAATGCATAAGTAGTACCAACCAATGCACTTAACTGAATGCCAGCTGATCGTAAGGAACCTGATAGTAGTGCGTAAGCTAGGTTATTGTTTACTGCACTCATCACTCTTCGTGCAGTAGGATGCAGCTTCGCGTTCGTACCAGTTGAAAGGAATTCCTTCCAATTACTCAGCTCTTCATACAGTCCTGGTTTATTGTCCTTCAATGACCAAGTTTCTTCACCGGTTACTGGATCAGGTAAGTTTGTCTCAATTAGCTCATGTAATTTAGCAATGAATGGACTCATGTTAATGTCCTTCAATGCCGACTGAGCATAAGTGTCGAGTATCTTAAGTGCATTCATCTCAGCTGTATAGAATGCGTGCTTACGTACTACGTACGGGAAGTTAGAGGCTCGATGCTTGACGTACTGAGCATGAATAGATGCTGAAGTATCACGTGCCAAATCCACCTTAATACCAAGATGGTTAAGCAAGCTTATTGTGCGTGCGAAGGTTTGATAGTTATCAACTCTAGCAAGCGGCTCACGTCCTGTCGCCTCACGAGTGATTTGTATGCGGTCGAATAAGTCAGCGTATATAGTATCTAATGTTGTCTGCAGTCGCTGCTCGGCGGCATTGAGTGGCTTAGGAGTTACCTTATTAAATGTGAGTATACGCTGTCCGTCTCCGCCTTGACGCTGATAACCATTAGCACCAATATTCTCTAGTGATTTAGAACTGAAGCCACGGGCAAGCTCTTGCATGTCCGCGTGTAATCCATTCAGCTCAGCGTTGAGGTTCTTCTGTGCAGTGCGATAGGCATAGTAGAGAAACTCTGTGCCTGCTGCTTTGTGCTGTCGTATAGGAGACTTCAAATCCCACTCAGTACCGCCAGGCTTAATATCACGCGCACCTTGTAAGGCAGTAACTTCACTTCTCCATAATGGTGGTGCTTCAAGAGATGGAGTAGAGCCACTTGCTTGCCTAACTACTCGATGCTTAACAACGCGATCTCCTTTTATTATGTTCTCAGGATCGAAGCGCATGTTACGCGGATTCGTTGAGTTAGATGGTACGGGATTATTGATGCTGGCTAAATAGTTCTCGAACATTGCTACATCTTCAGGCCTTGCACCGAACAGAAATTCTCGAGTGTTCTTGCCTGCCTTACGCATATCAGCTTGCAGTCGCTGTGCAGCCATACGCATTTCTCGAGTGAAGTTACCGCCTATTGCACCTTGCTCACCAAGCATAGTGTTCATATCATTAAGTATATCTATGAACGAGCGGCGTTCAGAAGTGTCAATTCCTGCTCGTTCTGCATCACGCATGGCTTGATAGTGCGGCACTAATTCACTTGGCAATTTATCAGTAATGTCAGTACCTCGCTCTATAGCCTCCATGATCTCTTTGATTTGAGCAGGTCCAATATCACTTGTTTTGCTCTCAACATACACACCTGCAGCCTCAGCTGATATCGGCGTAGGAGCCAAATCGTCACCGCGATTAAGGCGAGCATCAGTCCTGACAACATCCTTAGGAACGAGCTCATAGTTCTTACCTTTCTTCACATACAAGTCTATGCCAGTCTCAGCTGCAATGCGCGTTGCTTCACGAGTAAGTTCTTCACCAGTGAACTGATGTGCTTCAGCTAACGGTCTACCTGACAATTGAGCCTGGCGTGCTAAGTTGGCTTGCATAGCAGTAGATAATTCAGCACTCATACGACCGCGTTCTGTTTGTGCTTGAATATCAGCAAGTGATGTGCGAGTATTCAGACCAGTGGTATCTATGAATACTGCATCAGGTTTACCACCACTGCTACGCATCTGTATTGCTGCACGTTCAGGAGCAGCTGAACCAGCACCTATTGCAGGGCTTCGTAACCCAGCAACCGATGGCACCGAATGATAGCTAACATTACCAGCAGCTGGTGTTGGTGCTACTTCTATTAACGAGTGGCCGCGTACGTGCAGATCGAATGCTGTATCTGTTACGTCACGTGCAACCTCAGCAGATGCGCCACGACGTGTAAGCATTTCTCTTGCATCTATTGGTCGCACGCCACGATCAAAAGCAGCAGCAATTTCTGGCAATGCCTCAGCTGGATTGATATTAGCTGAGCGTAACCACTCACGAATCGAAGCACGTTGATTAACTTGTTGTTCACGCAATCCACGCTGTAGTTGTATTTCTTGCTCAGCATAAGCACGTGTCTCTGGAGTACCTACTTCTGGTGCCTTAACAACTCTACGTTTGCGTTTAGGTTTCTCCACTACTGGCGTAGTGTCTACTACTGGTTCGGTAGGTGTAGGTATTTCTACTTCAGTTCCTGCCGGTGCGTTCTCGAGTGCAGCTTCGGTTGCTGCAGTCTGTACAGCTGGCTTCGATGCTACTTGTTGCAGCGTTTCAGTACCAGCCTTTGCTGCACGTATAGTACGTAACTGTTCAGCAATAGCACGTACTTCCTCTCTTGGAAATCCTAGATCAAGTAATCCCTTAGTAAGATGAGAGCTTCCTGCTGCCTCACGTGCAAGCCTTTTTAGTTCAGCTAGTTTGCCTTCGTTCAGTAATGTACGTGCAGATGAGGGTGGAACCGCAGCTACCGTTGGCTCTGATGAAACTGGTGCTGGAACAGTTTCGGGAGCAACAGTAGCTGCAGCTTGCGGCGTAGGTCTAAGCTCATCACGCAATCTTGTCATATATTCGTTCACGCGTGCAGTAAGCTCTGGCCCACCTCCTCCAGCATCTCTCACTTCTGAGTTAATACGTGCAAGCTCTTCCACAGAAGTAATGAACCGATTACGTGGTATTTCTACACCTTGCGCCTTAAGTGTGGCACCAACTATTAGAGAAAGCTCTTGACCACCGCCTGGGCTTCGAGTACCACCTTTAGTGTACGTATCGTACAGCATTCTTTTGTACTGATTAAATGCTTCTTGTGTAGCACCGCGAAATGCACCAGGAAAATCAATAGGTCCTTGTGCACCAGTAGGAGGAGTTGGTGCTTGCGTCGCAGGCCTCACTGGTTCAGTAGGTGGTACAGGTGCTTCAGGCGCAGGCCTTGCAATTGAAGTATCTTGTCCAACTACAACTTCAGACTGAACTTGACGCTCCATTGTAGGAGCGGCTCTTTGAGCCTCAGGTGCGGGTGCTGCTTGAGGCTGAGCACGTTCTTGTTGAGCACGATTAAAATCAGCTGCTACTCTCTCTGTGTCCATAGGTATATCTTCTGGTGCTAATCCAGCATTCTGCTTTGCTTGAAGTTCTCTATCGACACGCATAACATTAGCAACAACCTGTTCACTAGCTCCAGTTCTACGCAAACTATTTTCAAGCGTTTCGCCTGGCTGCATTTTACCACGTAATTCTTGCCAGGCATTATACTGAGCGATTGGATCAGCACCTTCTAAGACAGAGTTTAGCCTGACAACTTCCGCTAAAGCATCTCGTGGCTGCGGTTTAGGTACTTTGCCCAGCTCAGTTTCTATCGTACTAAATGAAGCACCCTCATTCCGAAGTTCTGCTGCACGCTGCTGCAGTGACTCACTATATACTCTTAAATCATCAGGATGAATAGCTTCTCCACCAGGTGCTCCTCCAGGAGGCTCATTAGGCCCGCGTGGTGGTCGTCCTGCTTCACGATCAGCTTCGCCTCTAAACTTACCACGAGCTTCATCAAGTGCGTCATTCAGTTTAGGATTCTTTGCAGCTGCGTCCGCAAGATCACTGGCCACGCCTGCAACTTCAGCATCACTTGTTGCTTTAGACATACGTGTTTTGAAATCAGCTATTTTTGCTCTAAGTTCTGGTGCGGCCTCACGTATGCCACGATCAAGTTTGTAGAACAAATAAAGTTCAGTGGCAAAGCTAAGTACTTTTGCAGTATCCTCATTCAACACGCCTATTGCGGTAAGGCCTTTAGCTGGCAGCTCGGCTACATCCTTAACAAGACCAGTTACAGTACCAATAGCTTTGTTTACATTCTTTGCAATATCAGAGCGTGGTTCTGGAGTAAGATCAGAAATAGTTTTATCCATGCGTGTGAAAATGTCACGGTAATGTGTTGAGCTTTCAGGTCCACCTGCTAACGGTCCGCCACGCGCAACACGTGCAAGTTGTGCGTTAAGAATATCACTAGCAGCGGTTGCAGCACCAAATGCAAATGCTCCCATTCCTGCAAGTGTTTGGCCACCAGCTTCAGCTATATCGCGTACAAAGTTAGCATGTCGTTGTAGCGTGCCATAGATTCCTGATTCATACTGTCGCTGAGGTGCTGGTGCAGCAACAGTTCCAGTTGCAGGCGGCTGCGTGCCAGTAGCTATTGGAGCTGTAGTCGTAGGTGCTTGTTGATTAGCTGTCGTGCTAGGCGGAATTGTTGTAGTTACATCAGGACCGCGTGGTGCTGTAATGCTTGGTAATGATTCGTAAATTTGCCCAGGAATTCTTGCAGCAGTGCCAACAGCACTACTTATTGCAGTGCCAGCTTTTTGGAGCACGCCAGGTTCAGGAGGTGGCGGTTCTATTGGAGGCGGCAGCTCGCCTGGCTTAAGTGTAGTACCACCTGCTTTATTATAGGCATTTAGAAGCGCGTCTTCAAGTGGCGGCTTAGTTGGAGGCGCACCTGGCTTACGCTTGAGTCCAGCTGCGCTAAGCAAGTCTTCTTCACCTGCTTCGCCTTCGAGTAAATATCGTTCTACATCTATTGGAGTAACAGTTGCCATTAGCTAATCCTTTAGTCTACAACCGGACTACCGTCCGGACCTGCGGCCTGCAAGTACCAAGACTGTGACTCAAGGAGCGTACCGGGCCTCCCACTCAAAGAAGCAGCAATCATCCAACGGACTCCTACAGCAAACTGTTGTCTCTAGGAGGAGATGCGGCGGCGCTAGTAACAGTGCAATCAGCACCAGGGCCGCTTGACTCAGGATGCTGCGAAAGAGGTTAGTACGTCTACCTCCTAAGAGATGTTGAGCATTGTGCCGTGCGGTTAGATTTTAACCAAACTGATGAGTGCCAGTACTTCATCCCATGAGCTACCTCTGAGCTGGAACCGCTCGGTGTTGTGTGATGCTAAACGGCGCCGCTTCTCTTCCCGTCGCCAACCAAGTCTTTTCGACCAGTTCTCCGTCCTGAGTAAAGCCTTCATCCTGTTGGTGCTACTCGGCATATGAGGGGCTCCGAGCGGTGCCACCGCAAACTTATTTAGGTTTAAGTGTACTTTCTACTCCAGTCGCCCAGGGTACAGGCTGCTTAATCATAGGGTAGAACACTTGCTCCATATATTGCTGCACTGTCATGCTACGTGCACTAGCCGCATCGTATAGTTCTTGGGCTGTATAGCGATGTCCGTCTACTGTAGGCAAGTCACGACGCTTCATAACTGTATTACTACCGTAAAGTGCACCTGGCTCTTTCTCCAGCGTGTAGATGTACGGAGCTTTGCTTGTAGCATGAAACTTCTCTATATCTGGTCCAAGCTCACTATGATCACTCGAGTTTTGTAGTTTGAATCCACCAGGACGTAATGCTTTAAGATTCTTCTCAGCATCAGTAGCCATGTCAAGTTCAGCTCGTTGATCCCTACGAGCGCTAGCTATTTTGTCCTGTTGCTCTTTAGCTAGCCGCGCCATCAGCTGAATGTTATCGTTACGTTCTTTAGCTAATTCCATTCCTTTAGCAGTGAACTCCTGACCATTTATCTTCATCTGCACGTACTCTGCATTCTGCTGATCAAGTAACTTAGCTCGTTTCGGTGCCAGTAATCGTGCTTCTTCAGCATTAGCTCTCGATGCACCAGCTGATGCTAGGCTCTGCTCGATATTAGCTTTAATGTTCTGCTTCTCATAATCTAGCAATTCATTAACACGCTTCGTCTGTGCTTGATATTGTGCTGTTTGTGCACGTTCCTGCTCTACTTGGATAGGCAGCAATGTTTCGGCAGTAGTAGCTGTAGCTCGACTCGCGCGTGCTGCTTCTCTATGCTGATCAATTTTAGACAGCATCTCTGCTGCTAGATGCGGCTCAACTGCACGTAAGTTTGCAGCCTGTTGCCTGTTGAGATCACCTGATGTTTCACGGTACGCAATTTCACTTTGTATATTACGTGCCTCAATAATGCCCTGCACGCTTCGCATACGAAGTGCCTCACGTTCAGTGTCGAGTCGGCCCATAGCTGCAACTTGTTCCGGATTTAGCCCCGCAAGACTTCCACTCTCAAAGCCTCCGGGGCTTAATAAAAAGGGGCAATGTCCGTTATATCAGGTTGCCTTCGCGCTGCAGTACGCATTTGTGCTGTCGATGTTGGTGCTACTTGTGCTCCAGTTGTAGTGACTGGTGCTACTAATGGCTGCGTGCGTACTGGAGCTGGAGCTGCTGCTGGTTTAATAGTGCTTAGTGTATTAGAAAAATCTCTATACTCTGGTGTTCCCGTTATTCCTCCAGGATCTTGTAAGTTAAGGTCGAATGCCAGCGAGCCTGCAGGTGTGGCTTTAATACTATTCAGGCCGGGCTTGTCAGGAGCTGTTAGTCCGCCGTGCAATTCAATGAGCTGTTTTATTTGTGCCTGTCTAGCTGCGTCACGTTTCTCTACTGCAGTCTGAGCAGCCTTCGAGGAAATCATATTAGCTGCAGCTCCACCTATAACACCACCTACACCCTCAGGGTCTGCAGCTTTGCCCATGTTAGCAAGAAGTAACTGGAAGTTAGGATCAGCTAGCATACTAGTAAAACTCCAGCCTGGTGTTGCTGGCGCTGTAGTCTCAGCCATTTTTTCTCTCCTTGTGATATATACTACGACATGCCTTGCAAAAACGTCTTACAATGCCGTACTTATTCTTATATACGTACGTGTTATCTCTACTAAACTCGTGCCCTTTACGACAGTGAGTTTTTGTGCTGTTATATTCCTCTCCAGCATGCGCTTGTCGATGCTCTAGCCACGTAAGGCACTCTAAATGATACGGATTTACACACAACTTGTTATGGCATCGGTGATGAATGATACGCGCTTCTGGTATAGAACCAAAAAAGTACGTATAAATCCAACGGTGAGATTGCCACATCTTGTATCTGTACTTAAAATATCCGTAACCCCATCCACTTATATAACCAATCCACATCCAGCACTCATCAATATCCTCGTACTGTTTTACGTACCTTAAAAAGCGTGCTAAGTCTTCCTTATTCATTATTAGCTTCCCTTTAGCTAATCCCTAAGAAAGTAAGATTCAGCAGGACAGTAGGGTGCTGTCTTTTCGGGCCGTCGCCCTAGCTGAATCTATTACTTAAACTAAAACAAGATATCACCTACAACGAAATGTCCTTTACTGCTGTGATCCTGCCATGGTGAGATAACGAAATATAGCTGCCACTTGTATGTCCCAGCGACATTTAATACTCCTGTTTCAACTACGTACTCAACACGCCCGTCGGCCCCATTAGTAATATAACTTAGTGGCTTTGTTACGTGTGTTCCATCTGGCTTAGCAAGTTTTACTTGCATTACACTTGCATTAGTAAGATCAAGAATCTCGCCCTCATCGAAAACAGTCCAACGTAATTTAGTTCCTATTGCATTCTTGCATATGTCGTACATATCAACGCTCCACCGGAACCGAGGGTTCCATGAGAACATACGCTACTAAGTCTTTATCGTGACATACATACGCATTCATTTCTACCGCGCGATTTACTAATGCATCTACAAGCTCGATTATCTCAGCTTGGCCGAAATCCTCATCTATGAACGGACCAAAGCCACGCGTTACAATATGTCGCGGAGACCAAATTTGCGTGACAATGTACTTAGTAGCCATTAGCTAGTCCGTATGCGCTGCGTCGGCATAGTAGCATCATTCATAGTAAATACCATAGCGTCCGTTACTCCGTCAAGTCGCTTAGCACGAATCAAGTTTGAGTCTATGACGAATTGTGAGAGTGCTGCCCAAGTCATAAATAATAGCTGGTCACGTGTAGGTGCAACGCCATCAGCTGCATAAGATTCTGCGATCGGTGAGGTATTGGCACTCGAAATAATAGTATTGATAGATGCTATGTCGTTACTTGTTAGCGTAGCTGTTGGTGCGTCGAAGAATATAGAACCATCGCCCCACTCAAATTGTGGATCACTCCAAAGAACAAGAATTTTGTCCGCAGTCATTTCAGCTGAATTAAGGCTTACAGTTACGCAGCCGCTTCCAGCTGGCGTCTCTACTGGTAATGTTGTTAAGTTTGTTGGTGTGCCGTTATCAAGACTTACTTTGAAATCGCCAGCTACAATTGTTGGTGTTTTCTTAATGCGTCCAGGCACAAGCGTATCGAGTAAGGTTATTCTAAATGAGTATGCTACACCGCGCTGTGGATTTGGCATAGTTTATTCCTTATTCCATAAGGCTACTTCTCGTGCTCGGCGTGTCTGGAGTCCACGTACTACTCTTCCACCAGCATAACACCAGCGCATCATTTGATCCGGAACCGCTGTGTAGTTTCCTTCATTAAGCAATTTACACAGTGTAGATTCACGGAAAGCGTTTGCTCCAATATTGAAGCAAAATAGCACGAGTGAATCAAACTGATTTTGTGTGAGGCCAACTTGAATAGCTCTATCGACTGCTGCTTCAGCCCAGCCAACATCCTCCTGCAATAATGAGTTGATTTCATCATCAGTAAGCGGCCCGTCCTTCCATCGTATTATCTGATCTTCACACTGAATTTTGCCGCTCGATAATTCGTCACGCGTGAGTAAGTGCCCACAACCAACAGTAAGAAGGCCAGCGCTGTCACGATAAGGCTCGTATTCTATTCCTTCTAAATCTTTAAGTAATTCGAGTCCGTTCTGGCTAAGTGGCATATTCCATTCCTAACGTATAATAACTTCAACACGTCGGTTCTTTTCTTCTGATTTACCAGGTACATCAATTATAGGATCTCTAGCACCGCGTCCAACAACACCTATAAATGACCCGGTAATTCCATTTTGCTGAAGTAAGGTACGTACTGTTTCAGCACGTGACATTGACAAACTATCATTAAGCGTTGTTGTTCCAGTTTGATCTGCGTGCCCTATAATTTGCACGTCAATTATACTGCGCTTTTGTATTTCAGCTAAAATAGCCGTCAGTGTAGTACGCCCTTCTTTATTTACTTCACTTTTATTGGTGTCAAAATACAGTATAAATGTCGTTACTGCTTCGGGCACGGTCTCTAATACTTGAGCATAGCGCGTTTGTAACGCCTCAGGATTATTGGCAGTAACTTTTACTTGACCACTCGATTCTATATCTGCAGTAGTGGATGATTTATCAAGCGTAACCGAACTTGTTTTTGTAGTTACAGTTATATTCTCACCTGGTTCCGCATCAAATACTACTACGTGCTCCGCTGGCTTAGAACAGCCAAGTAATAAGCTAATCAATATTATGCTTTTGGATTTAGTGTAGGTCGTCGTACCCATTTGAAAATAGGACTCCAATCATTCTCATAATAACGTAAGAGAACATCACCAGTTGGGCACAGTGTTACTCTAACTACTAATCCTTTTGGTCCATCGGCTTCGTAAACTCCTTGCTGTTGAACACAGTCCAGATTGCTCCTCCATAAACTTTCTTGTTCTTGTACGAGTTGTAATTGTGACCTATCTACACCAAGTTTCCAGGCTTTAACTTCATTCCATATAGTTGGGATCGAGCCACCAATCGACAGTACTAATGAAGGGTACACAACTAAATACTGCCAAAATTTACTGGGCAGTTTCGCTGGTTCTGGTGTTGCTGTTACTGTCATAGGAACCTAGCCGCTAATTGCGATAACGACGGATAACCATTCTGAATGGCTGGAAGCATGAGTGTTGTTAGTACATAAACACCGTCGTCAACCTGCTGTTTTGTCAACCCAGATAAACTAGCTACTTCGTCTAACTCCTCCTGCGTTAGAGTTTCTTTCATGCCTCCAGCACTATCGTATATTTGTGCTAAGCTAGCGAGTTTCGGGTGTATATCAGAAATAGCTTGCTTCGCTATTGCAAAGATCTTAGCTAAAGTATCAAGTTCTAGCTGATTCATCGGCATAGTAAATTCCTTTATGATTCTAGAGCTGCAACGCGAGCAGTTAATATTTCTACTTGCTCCATAAGTTCTTTTATACCAGCTACAAGCCACGGAACTAATTTGGAGTTATCTACCTGTTGTGGCTTAATTGATCCGTCATCATTTATTGCTTCAGGGTCACCAGTTACAGATTCGGGAACTATTTGCTGAAGTTCATGCGCTAAAAATCCTACGCCATTACTATCATCAGCATTCCACTTAAAACTAATTGGCCGCAGCGCCCGCACACGCTCCAGCGCCGCAGTGAGGGTGGTGATGGCATGCTTGAGGCGCATGTCGCTACTCGTGTTGAAGCTCGTGGCGCTGCCGGTCGTCGCAATGGATCCCACAGTGGTTCCAGCGAGATTCGCAAAGATCATTGCCGTCGCAATCCCGGTATCGCTATCTTCAGGACGGAGCACAATGCCGTAGGTGGTGCCTTTGTTATACTGCACTGTCAGCGCTTGATTGCCTAGCGGAGCAGCGCGCACGCCCACCGTCCCCACCACCTGCACCGCGCCGCCAAAGTAGGAGGGCGCGGTGCCATTCCCAAAGAAGTGATGGCGCGTTCCGCCAGCATTGCGACTTGAATAGAAGGCAGTGGAATCACTATCAATAGAAGCATTAAAAGCCATTCCTTCTATCTGAGCGTTAAATAAGCTCGGCGCAGTACCTTCACAGCGTATACCCCAGCGATTCGATCCTCCTGCGGCACTCAGATATGAAATAAAGCCAAACTGATTATCCCCGCTACGGTCAAGCGTCCCTACATTCGCAGTAAACGCCGCACTCCCCCCCGTAATCGCCACCGCGTTCGCATTCTGCGTTGCCATAGTACCTAAACCAAGTGTTGTTCGTTGTGCCGTATTATCAGCATCGTCAAGTAACGCTAATCCTGCACTTGTAACAACAAGTTCTGAAGTTAAACCAGAATGCGCTGCTGCAACTAAATACTGTGCATCATTAGGTGCACCACCATCTGCAGGTGTAGAAGCACGTATACCAGCTAATGAAATCCCTAAATTAGCCAACGTAGCATCCACAGCACTTTGTGCTGTGAGGGTTAATATATCACCTATAGCAAACACAGTATCGCTTGCCATAGTGAATGTAGCACTTGTAGCTGCTGCTGCGAAATTAATAGTACCAACAGGGGTGCCATTTCTAGCTATAGTAATTACGTACGCGCCAGTCGCAGCGGCAGTAGAAACACCTTTTGAAGTAGATAAATTCGCTGGAAATGTTACCTGCCGTGGAAACGGATAACGAAGCAATACTTGATTAGTTGGTATTGTTCCACTCCAGGTTACGCCTAAATCATAGGCTGTACTTGTAGTACTGCCACCTACTGCTGTAGCTTTTGCCTGTCCTGCTGTAGTAAAATCCCATGTAACTGTCTCAGTATCAGTAAGCACACGTTCGCCAGTTAAAGTAGCATTAGTTGAGCTGGTAATATACTCCGCATCTGCAGGCGCTGGTGTATTCCACGTACCGTCGCCGCGTAAGAATGTTGTAGTATTTCCAGGTAACTTTGGCAATAATCCGTGCAAAGAAGTGCTCGAGTTTTGGGTAGTATTATCACTCAAGTTGAGCATTGATTCAGTAATACTGTTGTCTCTAACAAGACCAGTAATATAAGGTGTAGTATCATTATACACGTAATCAATAGTTGCTGAATCTTGTAGTATATTACCTACTGCATCCTGAGCTTGTTCATCAGTATACGTCGATCCACCACCGCCTGGAGTAGCAGATATAGTTAGCACATTTGCCGCGTCGTCATAATTGAGTGTTACATTCTCACCAGCATCAAGTACTGTAGCAACACGGTCATCTATTACTTCTGATGAAAGTGGCGTTGGCTGAGTTATAAACTGCATAGCATATCCTTACTACGTAATAATATTCGTTTGCGATTGCGGTGTGGTTGTGACTATTGGACTTTCAGTCCCATTCACGCGCAATACTTCAAGCGCTACTTGTGAAAGCTCCACATCTACATTAGTTAATGTACGGAGTATTTCTAATATAAGCTGCGAAAGTCTAGCATCTGTAGCCACTATGCTACCTCCGCACCACAATTAACTGCATTTATTCCGGATTCTGTCCAGGCAACAGATGTTGCCGGATCAGTTACTTGTATTTGCAGCGTGTATAATTGACTGGTGCTTAAAGCTATTGTACTACCAAGAATCTCTGAACTACCAGATTTAATAAGTGATTTAATACTCCGTGTACCAGCATCGGACTTTAATGCAGCTAAATTTAATTGCGCCCCATAAATAGTACCAGTTGCAGCGGTTAAGTCCTGCATACCAAATAGCTCTCGATGTGTAGGAGTAGAAGAACTCACATAATCCGTTGTATTTGGCGCAGTTTCATCTACTAAAGTATAATGAGTAGTTCCAGTGCTAGGCGTCCACTGCTGCGGCGTCACATCGGCATTGGGCAGCAACGAATCGACGCGGCAATCCCCGAGGAACGTATTGTGGGGCGCGCTCCCGGTGCCATCACAAATATAGAGATCATCAATATCGAGACTCCCAGCGCTACTCTGCACCGTCCCACACTTCAGCACGGTCGCGGTGGCATTAACCGTCCCTTGCGTATCGACTCCAGTTAGAGCAAGCCACGAGACGCCATTGACGCGCACCTCCGACTGCCCGATACCCGCATTACCTACGAGGAGCCGCCATTCCAGATAGTAATAGGTATTCAGACTCAGGACATTCGTACTCGTCCCCAGCGTTGCGGAGCCCCCACCACGCACCAGTACTGCGCCTGTATTCGTAATGCCCACATCCCCTTGCAAGGTCACACCATCCAACCACGCCAAGAGCACGACCAGTGTCGTTGGAAAGGCAGTGATACGGACGGCAATACCTACCAGCCACACCTGCTGCGCATCCAATGTAAGATGGAGACTACTTCCCGTTGGACACCGCAGTGAGGCGGTGCTGCGCCTTCCAGTGCCCGCACTAATAGCCGGAGAGCCCGCCGACACGCCACCCCACTTCTTTCCGAAATCTGCTGTCGCGTAATGATCGAAGCCATCTATAAAGCGTAATGCCATACGTAAATTCCTACTATAAGAAGCTGGCACCTAATCCAAGTATTGCACCAGCTGCCATTCCATAAGGGCCTGCAGGAGCACCAGCAGCAGCACCACTAAGTGCACCACCTATTGCACTCACTGCTTGTGAGGGCTTATTCTTTTGCTGTCCTGCTGCAGCACCATTAAGCACACCTACCATTGCGCGCGGCTCTTCAAACAAGTTCATATTCCATAGCTTATCAGCAGCAGCATATTCGAGCTGTTTCGTATCTACGTCGATTCGAGTAGCGTAATAAAGCTTGGTCATTTCTAAGTAAGTTGTGATTACGCTCTTATCCCAGTCTAAATGAGTACGCCACAACTGACTGCTAAGTTCGATTGCGCTAAGTCGTAATCGCGATTGAAATTCGTTCATTTGTCGTACTGTCGAATCAGCAATTATTGCTTTACCTATAACAAAAGTGGTTGATTGAATAGCATTAATATCACGCATCCCAGCAAGGAATGTAGGTAAGACTTTAGTTTTAACTTCGTTGTCGAGCAATTCTGCCTGAGCACTTACTGCAGCTGCAATTTCAGGACCATGAACTGCGTCTTCATATGTGCTGCTCCACAGCACATGAACGTCGAGCCCGGCCATGAACTTACCAAACATATCGTACAAAGATGGGAAGTTACGTATCTCGTAAGTTTTATCAGGTTCGTTTGGAACGCGTCCAAAGAAAGCATCATCGATGTCGTATTTCTCATAGTCCTTATAAACACTTTGGTCGAATGCGTCATTAAGTACACGGAATATTCCGTACTTTGGAATTACTCCACCTGATTCGTCCATTAAACGCTTATGTGCTTGCTCTATATGTGGAGCAAAACGTATAGTTTGTGAACCTGAGCCACCCATTTAAGTTATCTCCTAACACTAAGCGGGCATGCTGCCCGTACCTGCTCGGAGCCCCCTCATCCAACGGAGTACACCAAAACCTTGCGAAGGCTCCTCATATAAATTCCTCGGGTCGAAAAGCTTGGTTAGCGACTGGAGGAAAAGTCCCGCCGACCACAGCAGACCATATAAGCTGGAGGCACCCTGCTTACCGGCCCGTTATGGTTAAAACTTAACCTAAGCATTCGAGTAGGTACTCCGTCTTTCCCGTATAGAATCCAGCTATTGCTAATAGCCGTGCTGCACGTGGATTCGATGTGAGTGCACGTATCTGCTTACAGCCGCTGTCTCGCGCGTACGCCTTTACGTACTCCGTTGCTTCAAGAGCTATGTCTTCACTGAGTGTGCTGTAGCTGTAGAATGCGTCTATATGCAACCTGTTAATTCCAGTAAGATTCTCCTGCACAATACAGGTGATTCCCATTGCACTTAAATTGCGGTCCTCGTCAAACATAAGCCAGCATTGATGCGTGCCACTAAGAAGCCCAGCAAACAACGCTTGTGTGTACTCATTTGCTGGTGGCTCTAGCTCCATAGCGTGTGTTGCACCGTACTTAATCTGCCACCAATACTCACTGATTTGGTCCGGTTGTAGTTGTACTATCACGTGCCACGCTCCCAGCAAAAGCGCTTGATCCTAAGTTATGTACCAGTGCACTTCTACTAAACCGCTGATCGGTTGTCTTGAAACTTATATTTAGGTAGTCAATATCGCATCTTACCACGCGGCGAGCACGTACCTTAATCCTAAAGTCGATCCCTGCACATGCCAGGTACGCAATACCTTCAGTGTTGAGGCGTACCCATTTAGTGCAGCGAAAATCCTGCTTCATATCAAACCTGTAGTCGTACGCAATTTCGAGCCACTCTGGCACATCCGTACCTACTTGCACGTTAGTTATTGTCTTCTGTGAACGCCTTCCAAAATCAAGTATGTCTGTAGTGAATGAAAGTGGCTCACACTCAATTAGCGAAGGAGAGCTAACCTTTAATGAGCCACTCTCATACACGTACCCACTCAGCTTAGCATAACCACTACCCAACTTGTCCGCTGCTAGGACGAAGCCGTGGTCAGCATCACTAATCAGTACGTGCCTCGTGAATACGTCATAATGAAGCACGGGGTTCATCAGTACTAATAAGTGCTCACTGAAGTTAAGGTACGTTAGGCCTTCTGCCGTAAGCTTCCAAAGCTGATACTTTTTGTCTATGAAGTAATGAATATCATCAGTGCCACATACTGCGTCTTTCGAGAGCAGGCCAAGCGTAGCTAAGTTACGAAAGCTGAATGTGGCACCGGATGGTGCCATTAGCGTAATGCCGTTATCTCCGTACACTACAGCACCACGGCCTAGCTGCTTAATGGCGTACACTTCGCCACTCCAGTCCATAGGACGGTAGCCAGCATCGTTAGTGACATCTAATACGAAGCTAGCTTCACCTATCTTACTCCAGCCAACCCAGTTACGACGCTGCGATTCTATAATAGGATCAGCATCTAAGCGTAATGATAAGCTGATTATGTTGGTACGTGATACTGTACCTTCTGCTATGCCGCCACGAATAATGAGTGAAAGCTCAATTGCTGTTAGGTCAGTAGTAATTGTAACTGAGAGCGAGCCTCCACGTAGCACTGGCTCTAAGCGTACAGCTCCGTCCTGATACAAACATTCGAAGGTAATATTAAGTTCTGGTCTAGCTTCGCTCATAATTCTACCAGTGGGTTTGCTATCGTAAAGGTGCCGCCGTCGTAAGTTGTTAATGTACTGCCAAAATCTATGTAGCCAATGACTGGCTTACTAGCTAAAGTATCATCATACAGTATTGCTCCTTGACTTACAATATCACCAGCTGCAGCAAGCCAGGAAGGGTTGTTCCAAGTTGCGATAGTTATATTCGCCCCGTCATCTCTAGTGACAGTACCTCCTGCCATAGTCTGGCCTCCAGCTGTGTAGCCACTTCCTGTAGGTAGTTCATCTGCTGTTACATCTGAGTACGTATCATGCGTAGCTCTAGCAAATGCGAATCCAGCTCGCATAAGTATTACTTTAAATACATCCGCACCAAAGTCAATACCTGCAGTCATGAGTAAATACTTACAGTTGTTTGACGGCTGAGTTGCCATATGTACTCCTACAATTTAGCGTATTGTTCTCTAAATGGCCAGAACGGAGGATCATTAAGATTAAGAGTTTCCTCAAATGTTTCGTAATAGTTGAGTGGCGTTTGGATCTCTTGCCAACGCTCACCAAGATTACGTGACATAAGAATAGCAACTACATTTCCTTCTGAGCCATCGACACGCAATTTAGCTTGTGAATATACAGTTATTAGGCCAAAGTTGTGAATAGTTGCTCGATCAACAAGTGTATCAAATTGCTGGACTGAATCCCAAGTAATAGGCGTGGACTCATAATCATCCGTACGATAATCCGTGCCATCCGCAAGATTATAGAACAGCTTATCTGTTGCTGCAAAATGAACACTGGATTCTTGTAAGTCTCTAGATATAAAGCTGGTGCAGTTATTAGTACTGTAATAGAAGCATGGTCCAGCTGATATCCAAAAGCGTCCAGCATCTACGCGGAATCCAAAGGTTGTTGGATTACCTATTATTGAAGTTGTTGATTTAAGTGCCCATCCACTGCCAGTAGTAGTGCCTGAATATACACGCAGTTGGTTAGCAACAGAATCTATAACTGCTACGTACACGAGATTGTCCGCAGGATTTATAACAAGTGCAATATCTTTGACTGTGCCAGGCACCGTGTATAATAATGAGTATGAACTGCCACCATTGGTTGATCCTTGAACTTGCCAGGCACTAGATGTACGGATGATGCAAGCGACAATGCCACCGGCTGTTACAGCGAGTTTGCCGCGTCCGTGCAGTTCAGTAGTGCCAGGCCAATCCTTTATATTTACCGTAGTGTTGTTTACAACGTACGTGACCATACGTGGATTGGAAGTGATCTCATTGAACTGTTCACCAGCGATGTCATATGCGTAGTTATGAAAGGCTCGAACATTACCTGCCAGTGCTGCTGTGCCATCCCAGTTACTGTGTAGTATGTCTTTACGGAATACAGGAGTACTCCACACATTACTAGCGATGTGGTACAGCAACATATACAACTCATTTGGTCTGTGGCGTCCAGCGATTACGTACAATACCCACGAGCCATCAGTAGCAATAGTTGGCTCCCAGCAATTAGCAGCAAAGGTCTCGTGAGAACGCGAAGTGTCACCACCACCCTTATGCCAGTGGCCGCATGGGTCATGAGCACGTAATTGTGGTAGTGGCGGCGCAATCCTAAGCATGAGCAAGTACCTCTACTTCAATACCATTCTCATATACAATAGGTCCACATTCCAGCACGGAACATGAAAAGTCTTCAGGAATACTTCCTACTCCCAGCTGACCAGAGATATCTGAACCCCAGGCGTACAATGTTCCGTCAATAGATATAGCAGTATTTGCACGTAGCCCGATGCTGAATGCTTTCCAGCGCCTAGCACCAAGTGATGGTGATGTCACAAGAACTGGTGTTTCGTAAGTTGTCTGTTGGCAGAAGCTATCATCTCTGCTTAAGAAGAAGCCATTACCCCAACCCCACAAATTACCTTCATTGTCAAGCGCACCAGCCGCTGTGTCAAACACGTCAATTGCTACGTAATTACGATCACCTGGAAGTTTCGTGAATACTATGCTCTCGTAATCAGGAGGTCCCACAAGTCCTACATCACTGCCTTTTGCATACACGTCACCGTTAGAAAGCAATACTATAACAGCATTGTACTCGCACTTTATACTTACCACACTAACTCCAGCAGGAATAGTAAGTGGCAACTGTATAGGTGTAAGTGGTGGCCCTCCTGTCCATGAGTAATCACCCCAGGCCCAAATCTCGTTACTTTCAGTGACTATTGCATTCACGTCTGTATTAGCAGTGAATAATTTCACTGGCCCGGGCAGCCACGTCATCTCTACTGGAGTATACGCTTTGAATCCATCCGGATATACTGTAGTTGTACCAAATGAGCCATTGTCATTCAAGCCAAGTGCCCAAAGTGATTTATCAGCTTTCTGCAGCAGCGTGTGATACTCACCTGACGCAAGTGCGATCCACTGATGTCCTTCCAGGCGAGATGGAATAAGTGATATATCACCACCTGATACATAGCGCGGCAATGTACCAGCAACTTGTTGCTTGTGCTTAACATCTTCTGGCCAGCCGCAGCTACCATAATAGCTACCTCCCCAAGCCCACATATAACCTTCAGAATCAAGTGCGAGATAAAATCTGTTAATATGATCGCAAGTCACCCAGTCTGATTTTGTGCCTACTTTAACTAAGTAATCTACATAATTGCTGCCAGTAGTATAAGTGTGTGAGATATGCGGATTAAATCCCGCACCAGAAGGTACGGGCTCTTGTCCAGTATATGAATTGCTGCTTTCACCCCACACGAATAACTCCCCACGATTATTGAGTGCCATATGATTATCAAGCCCAGAACTTACGTGAACAAATCCAAGTGGTTCTGGTCCTGGTGGTGGACAGTCGCCATTATACAGCATTGTCCAACGCGACTTTCGACCAGAAGGTGAAGTAACAACTGTCATAAAATGCCTCCAACCAATAGCTGTGAGCTAACTTCGCACACGCACAAGCATGGAGGTATCTTACAATCAAGGTACTCAGCAAATATGCCAGTTTGTGGATCACGTGTAATGAGCGAGCTGCCATTTGTTAGAACAATATATTCGCCAAAGTCAGCACAACTCCAAGTAGTACCAGAAACAGTATTGCAAAGCAAATCGAGCGTGCCCAATTTGTATTCGTAAATTGCATCCTTATCACATACAAGTGTCATTCTACGCAAGTGAAACAGTTGTGGAAATGGCCACTCAGCACCAGGCACACTAATAGGTGCTGGGAGTTCGTCTAACGTACTGAGTACCTTATCGTAAGGAATAGCACCAGCTAGCATAACCAGGAATTGGCTGTTGCGTGGATTACGCGGATTTTGTCGTAGTCCATTTGCAAAGCCATCATCGTAAGTAACAGTGTATTCTCTCATTTAAGTACACTCCTCGATAAGCGTACTTGCCTACGTGCGAGCGGCGCGGCCTCTTTAAGCAATTGTTCAATGTCTACTTGTGGTGACTTGCGCTCGAGTCCTTCGATAACACGTGCAACCACATCCTTGTGATCTACTAAGTCTTTATTATCAGCGTAAAACTTTTCTGTGAGATCATGTAGCATAACCGTTCTGCGTACTAGATTCTGAATTACGCCCGGCAGAATACGTAGCATCTCCTCCACAGCCTTATATACAAGCACTAGTGAGATCTCATGTGCAAGCTCATATTCGTGCGGTCGATTCTGCCAGGCATTGAATTCTTCTTCACTGAACAGTTGCATAATTACTCACATCTTATTTTGTTTCTTACGTTTTTCCTGAAAGTCTTCGTCAGGCTCATAGCCCTGTTCGATAGCACGGAGCAAGCGAACCTGTTTCTCAGCCTTCTTCTTAGTGGTTCGTTTAGCTTTAACGCCAGAAGGACTTCGCACTTCATATCCACCATCTTTCTTAGTTACTCTGTAAGGCATAAATTAACCTTCCATTTGCCGTATAGGAAAAGATTGCTGATCTACAAAGTCATATTCTAGTCCTTGCATCTCGCTACGAATAGCTGTTTCCCAGTCAGTTACACCAGCACTGTTACGCTGAGCTATTTCCATAGCACGCATTGCTGCTAGTACTAGTATCCATGAGTGTTCAACGGACCAGAAATTCTTATCCGTATCATTAACCAGCAACGATTGATAGAAGTAGCCCGTTACCTGCACACTAACTTGCTCACCAGCAGGTAGATCAAGTGCTATTGCATTGTAAGGAAAATTATCCTCCATTACAATAGTGCTTGGTGGCACTGTTAATTGACCCGCAATCTCGGGCTGAGTACGAATTGAGCACGGAGCATAGAAGTGTGGACAGCCACCATCCGTTGTGTTAAGAGAAAAGCAATGACGTATACGTTCAAGAGAGAGTGGCTTGAGCGTAACGACCACACCGTTTGTGTAGCTAATCCACACTCCTCTAATTACACGGCACTCAGGTACAAGTACATACCAGCCACCTTGTGCTAAAGTAGCATAATAATTAGCGGTAGACTTGAGTATTTCGAATGTACGATCGAGCCACCGCTGGCCACTAGCTATAAAGAAATCCGCACCAGAATCCTGATAAGATTCAGTATCAGTTATAAGATCGTAGCGACCGGATAACTCAATGAATTTGGTGCGAATTTCTAGTAGAGTCATAGCTAGTATATCCTCTTGCGCGCTTTCTGACGCCTGTCAAGTTCTTCTTGACTAAGTGGCAATTTCTCTTCTAGTGGACTAGGTGTTGTTGGAGTAACACGTTGTCCAGCTTTTTGTGCAGCTCGACTTTCTTGCTGGTATGTACCTAGTGCCTCACCAGGATTTTGTTGCCGGTATTGCATATCCTTGAATATCTGAGCTTCGTCGCGCTTATCTCTCTCAGACATAAATAGCTCCTGAAGTTAGATTTTAACCTTACGGACGATCCAAACCTATACCGTTAAGCAATCCAAATTTCAGTGGATGATGGTACTCTAAGCCGCACTCTGTTAACCACTCCTCCTTGGTTCCATCAAGCCGCTCATGTGAGGGCGAAACTTTCGTGGTGTCCATGCTCATGAAAGTCGTGTCGTCAATGTAGCGATATTTGAGCATACTCGGCTCAAGTACTACCATTAAATTTCGCGTCGTTAACTCGTAACTGAATAGCGGATGTGTCATTAAGTTGATAGTGCCAAAGGGTGAAATCCACTGCATAACCTTAAGCCCATAGGAAGTAGACATTGGTGTGAGGTTAATTTGTCCAGCTGCTTTTGCAAGGCGGTTAATGCCGAGTATGGCACCGCTGCCTGCAAACACCATCTTATCGCCGCTTCCATAACGGAAGATTACTTCCATTGCTGCATCTAGCCACGCTTCACCACCAACTATCCAATCAGTACCTGCTGTAATGCCAGCGTCAGTAGTGTAATTGAATACGTTTGTTGGTGCACCTGTCTTAATTGCCTGAATCAAGCCCATAGTAGTACGTTCGGGCTTACCATTAGTGCCAACGTTTTCAGTCTTGATGCCCCAGAAGAAGGCTTTCTCAAGTTCAATTGAGTGAAGTTCGAGTGCTTCACGTTTTGCTTCTTTGTACGCATCTTCAGTACGCAGTCGGGTTTTGCGTGCAGTACGAGTAATATCGAGTGGAGTACGAAAGATTTGCGTGAAGTTATTCCACTTTACTGGATCATAGGCAATAGCATCAGGAATCGGTGCGCCTTCAGCATTGATGTTACCAATAACAAGTATTGTATCGCAGCTGCCTAATGTAGTAGCACCACCGTTGTCGTCGGCCTCAAGCAGTCTTACGACAAGCTGTGAGTTAGCACCAGCGAGAGTACGGCCAGTAACTTTAGCATTAACATCCACGTTGAGATTAGTGCTTACACGCAGCAGAACTTGATGGCCGACACGAAATTCAGTAGCAATAGCTTGTGCTAGTTTAACGTAAAGTGTTGCGCCAGCTGTACCGCCAGTAGTGTATGCAGTAAGCATACCTGAATCAGTGTACACATCAGTAACAGCGCCACCCTGAGCTGGCAGCAATTTTGTCCACCAATTGAATTCGGGATCATCAACTACTTCTTCACCCATCTTACTGAGTAAGCCAGTAAGTGGGGCTGATCCATTCGGATACAAATAAAGTATTCCTTGCCGCCAGTTTTTGGGACGCTCATCAGTTGCCCAGTCACCAGTTCCACGCATTCCCATGAAAGCCATAATATTATCCTTCGTCAGTTGGCTCTGAAGCCCAGCACTACTTCAGAAGGTTAAGTTATAAAGTTTGCTCTTCTTCTTCCTCAGGAGGCGGAGGAGGCGGAGGAGCTTCTGTAGTTTGAACTGTCAATGTACGTGTTGATACTTGTGCTGGTGTGCCAGCATTATATTCGGTGCCGTCAGTAAGCTTGAAAACATGCCCTTCTTCAATTAGGCGCTCTTCAGTAGTGGAGCCTAGTAACTTGTCTAAGCAGTGCCGATCATAACGCGATACATATATTTCTGACATAATTAGTTCCTTAATTACTATAGGTCAACGAGTTCCATTATCTCTTTTTCGATGCCTACTAATTCAGGCTCGAGATTAGCTTTACGGCCTCGTTGAGGTGCGAAACTCTTACTCGGCTTAACTACGGCATCACGCGCCTCAAGCTTCTTAAGTTTTAGCGCGGTGCGAACATGAGTTGCAGTTTTCGCGAATACCTCCTGTGGTTTAAGTTCAGGATTATCTCTCGAGATGTCCTTTGCATACGCAGCAACAGTGCGCCGGAATGGGCGCAAGTCTTCATTTTGCTCATAGAACTCCTTAACCATCTCACTCATTGTGAGTTGCTCTCGCACGTAGCGCGAGACAAGATCTTGCACAGAGCCAAGCACATTGTCTGAAGCTCGGCGCATCGACTCGCTAACGCCACGATTGTATACAGCAAGTAGAAGTCGGTTGAGATTCTCGCTACTGCTGAGTACTTCGTCGAGGTCAAGTCCATCGAGAAAGTCTGGATCAGATTCTGGCTCTCGAGTAGTTTCTTCATTGACTGGTACCTCACGCTCTAACTGCAAGCGCCTACCAGTCTCCTCCTCTAAGCGAGCAAGTAGTGCTGATTCGTGATCACCTTCTTCATCAGGTAAAGGTTCACCAGCTGGATCTACAGGCTCATTTGGCTCCTCAGGAACTTCACGTGGATCAGGCGGTAATTGAGGCTCAGGTTCAGTGTGAGTCGGTTCTGGTCCGAAATCTAATAAGTCAAAGTTCTCGGCCATTATGCTCTCCTTCTAACGCAAGTATTATATTCTGTGGCAAACTAAGGAAGTGACGACAGGCTTCAGCGATACCCTGAAATCGTTTTATCTCACTCATATCTTCTTCTATTTCAAGTTTGTTGCGTACGTCATCAAGCCACGCGTCTATTTCGCGTACTAAATCATTCCAGGCAACGGATTCTAGTAAAGCATGATGTTCTGCAAGTGTTGCGTGTAAGTTTTGTTCTGACATTTAAATACCTTTGCGCGATAGATCGCGCGATTCCGCATCACGGCACGCAGTCCAGTTAGCGTATTAGTTGTACTGTAAGATCGACCTACCAAATCCATCAGCGGGCCAACCTGCTTCGCAGTGGCCCTTTCATATAACCCCTCGGAGGGTTAGCCACGGGATGGATGCGGCGCTGTAAGCGATTGGGCCTGCCAGCGACGGAGGCCGTAGCTCGATCGTGTTGCTCATAGGACCAGTTCGGTTAAATTCTAACATCAGCCCTGTTCCAATAGTGATACTAATTCACCATTCGCCACCTGATTTAGGACTTGCTCATCTGGCGCAGCTGATACTTGTGCTGCTGGCTGCTGCCGCTCGAAAGCATCTACATTCTTAGCACCTAATGAAGTGGCGATGTACTTGAAGATATTTACTATGTCAAAGTGCTGCATTAGCTCCGGGTTGGAGCCGATAGTCTGGAAGAGTTGCGTCCATACATCGCTGAAATTGCCGCCAGGAATGCTGCCGTCTCGCACTATGAGATCGTAGTCCACTAGCATGTCTATAGGTGATACCTTAATACGTTGGTCCT